CCGCTATTGATGCCGAGCTGGCGGGGCCGAGCAGCACCCCCCTCTTCAACTCCCCCACTGCAGCCACGGGCGAAGGCAAATCCGGCCGAGCGACTGCTGAGTACAAGGGCGCTTTCTGGGGTGCCATGCGCGGCAAGGGCGCCGTGTCCGTACGTAACGCCCTGCAGGTAGGCACGGATTCCGAAGGCGGCTACCTCGTTCCCGACGAGTTCGAGCGCCGCCTTATTCAAGCCCTTGAGGAAGAGAATATCTTTCGCCGCCTAGCGAACGTAATCACTACTTCTAGTGGTGACCGCAAGATTCCCGTCGTGGCCTCAAAGGGCACAGCCTCCTGGGTTGACGAGGAAGGGGCCATCCCCGAAAGCGACGACAGCTTCGGTCAAGTCTCTATCGGCGCGTACAAACTGGCCACCATGATTAAAGTCTCCGAGGAGCTCTTAAACGACAGCGTGTTCAACTTGGAGAGCTACATTGCCAAGGAATTCGCACGCCGCATCGGCAACAAGGAAGAAGAAGCATTCCTGGTCGGCGATGGCACGGGTAAGCCTCACGGCGTCCTAGCCGCGACTGGCGGCGGCCAAGTAGGCCTGACCACAGCAGCCGCAACCGCTATTACGCTGGATGAAATCCTCGACCTGTTCCACAGCCTGAAGTCGTCCTACCGCGGCAAGGCGGTCTTTGTCATGAACGACTCCACCATTAAGGCCATCCGCAAGCTAAAGGACAGCACGGGGCAGTACCTCTGGCAGCCCTCCATCAAGGAAGGCACCCCCGACACCATCCTTAACCGTCCCCTCTACACCTCAGCCTATGTACCACCCATAGCGGCCGGAGCTAAGAGCATCGTTTTTGGTGACCTCGGCTACTACTGGGTGGCCGACAGGCAGGGCCGGGTCTTTAAACGACTGAGCGAGTTGTTCGCGGCCACGGGCCAAGTAGGGTTCATTGCCACGCAGCGAGTCGACGGCAAGCTTATCCTGCCGGAGGCCGTCAAAGTCCTGCAGCAGAAAGCGACCTAGCAGAGGGCGCGCGACATGAACACAATAAGCGCCCTGTTGCCTAAAGTTAAGGCCAACCTCATACTGACGCACGCCGAGGATGACGAGCTCCTCCTCGGGCTTATCCGAGCAGCAGTCTGCTATGCGGAAGGATTTCAGCACGCGGCCCGGGACTACTACAGTGCGAATCCTATGCCGCCGACCACCGAGCAGGCCGTAATAATGCTGTCGAGCCATTTCTACGAAAGTAGAGACGGCTCGACGGCCGGCTTTTTTGCCGACAAGGTAGAGGCCGCAGAGCAGGTTTGGAGTACAGTCCACCTCCTGCTCCGGCTGGACCGGAATTGGGGGGTATAAACATGGGCTTTGGCAAGATGAACTGTTTTATTGACATCATTGCCGTCAACCCTGTGCGGGACGAGGCCGGCTTTGCCACCGGGGGCGATACCATCCTCGCTTCCGTGCGGGCCTACAAGGAAGATAAGCACGCCGGTGAAAAATGGGCCAACATGGCGGCCTTCGCAGAGGCGTCAGCGCTCTTTCGCTTTCGCTACATCCCCGGCCTAGTGGTGAAAGAGGATATGGTCATCGCCTGCGCGGGCGGCCGGTACGAAATTATTCGCCTAGAGGATGTGCGCGGGCGCAGGATGTATCTCGAAGCTTTAACAAAGAAGGTGACTTCCGGTGGCTAAGGGCGAGATAGTGCTGCCGGAGGAATTTCTCTTGCGGCTGTCGCGGCTGGGTGGTAGAGCAGATGAAGTAATAAGTAAGGCGCTCGAAGCCGGCGGTGAGGTCGTGCTGGAAAAGGTGAAGAGCAATCTGGCAGCGGTTATTGGGCGTGACACCAAGCACCCCTCGCGCAGCACCGGTGAATTGCTCGCGGCCTTGGGTGCATCGCCGGTCAAACTCAGCCGGGGCGGAACTCTCAACATCAAGGTGGGCTTTTCGGAGCCTCGGCGCGGTGGCGGCAGCAATGCTTTGGTGGCCAATGTGCTTGAGCACGGCAAACACGGCCAACCCGCGCGGCCCTTTTTGAAACCGGCCCGCAGTGCATCCAGAAAAGAAGTCGTCGCGACGATGATGGCGGTCTTTGAGCGGGAGGTCGGGCGTCTGTGAGCATCTTAACCAGACTAAACACACTGCTTATTGGCCTAGTCTCAGTCGAGACAGGTCTTTTTAGCGGCCCGGCTCCGGACGAGTACATCGTTATAACTCCGCTGGCGGACACTTTCGCGGTCCACGCCGACAATGCTCCGGGGCTTGAGGTGCAGGAGGCGCGGCTGTCCTTATTCAGCAAGCACAATTACCTGCAGCGCAAGAAGCAGGTGGTAAGTGCGCTGCTGCAAAACGACTTCACCATAACGGAGCGGCGCTACCTCGGGTACGAGAACGACACCGGCTACCACCACTACGCCATCGATGTGGCGAAAGAATATGAGACCTAGGAGGCATAAAGCATGGCGACCATTGGCCTTGATCGGCTTTACTATGCACCCATCACGGAAGCGTCGGGCACGGGACACGAAACCTACGGCACGCCGGTCATGCTGGCGAAGGCCATTAGCGCGGAGTTGTCTGTAGAAGTGGCTGAAGCAACACTCTACGCAGACGACGGCGCCGTGGAGGTAGTCAAAGAATTTCAGACCGGCACCATTACACTCAATGTCGACAATATCGGGCGCAGTGTGGCCGCGCTCCTTACGGGTGCGGCCGTGGACTTAAACGGCGTACTGGTTTCCAGTGGCGAGGACGTAGGTACGCCTGTGGCCATCGGTTTTCGGGCCAAGAAGGCTAACGGAGCCTACCGCTACTTCTGGCTGTACCGGGTCAAGTTTGGGATTCCCTCCACCAATCTGGCCACCAAAGGCGACTCTATCACTTTTTCCACTCCTACCATCGAAGGCACGGTCACGCGTCGCAACAAAGCAGATACGCGCGGACGCCACCCTTGGAAGGTTGAAGTCAACTCCGATGATGAAAGTGTCCTGCCGGCTACCATTACCGGCTGGCACACCGCAGTCTACGAGCCGGACTTTGTGGCTTAAGGAGGGGGTGGCATGGATAGCGAGAGAAGCGCGATTATCAATATAAGTGGTGTGGAGCACCACTTAGTGCTGACGACCCGTGCTACGAAGGAGATTGCCAGGCGCTACGGAGGCTTAGAGAATCTCGGAGAGAAGCTGATGAAAACGGAGAACTTCGAACTGGCCCTAGACGAGGTCATTTGGCTCATAACCCTCTTAGCGAATCAGACCATTCTCATCCACAATCTCAAGAACAAGCAGGGTGCAAAACCTCTCTTGACTACAGACGAGCTTGAGCTCTTGACCACCCCGAGTGAACTTGCGGCCTACCATAGCGCCATTACCGAGGCCATGCACAGGGGCACGAAACGTAACATCGCGAGTGAAGATGAGCCAAAAAACGTGCCGGCCGAGTAAGCGACGAGGAGTTGTTTACTCGGCTGCTTTACTACGGCACGGTGCACCTAAACCGCACGGAGGAAGAGACTTGGCTCTTGCCGATGGGGCTACTGCTCGACTTATGGGAATGCCACAAGCAGTACCACGGGTTGGCTAAGCCCAAGCGAGAACTCTTTATTGAAGATGCGATCCCGGAAGGGCTGTAACACCATGAAACGGAGGTGGTGAAGTGTCGGACTTTGGTTTGCGGATTGGCGTCGAGGGAGAAAAGGAATTTAAGAATGCCCTGCGCGACATAAACAGGTCCTTTAAAGTCTTAGGTAGCGAGATGGCGCTGGTCTCGGCTCAGTTTGACAAGAACGACAAGTCCGTACAGGCCTTAACAGCGCGTAAGGGAGTGCTCGGCCAAGAGATTGACGCGCAGAGCAAGAAGATAGAGACGCTTCGCTCAGCCCTTGCCAATGCCGCCACCTCTTTCGGCGAGAGCGACAGGCGCACACAGGAATGGCAGATTCAGCTCAACCGGGCGCAGGCGGAGCTAATTGGTATGGAGCGCGAGCTGGGTGACACCAACAAAGCGTTGGACAAGTCGGGACAGCAGCTCGATGGAACGGGAAAGCAAGCTGACCAGTTTGGCCATGAGCTGGACAAAACGGGTAAAGGAGCCGACGCAGCCGGGGCCAAGTTTAGCAAGCTCGGCGGGATTCTTAAAGGAGTCGGCGTGGCCATGGCCGGGGCTTTCGTGGCCGTTGGCGCGGCTGCGGTTGGTGCCGCGAAGCAGCTTAGCAATATGACGGTCGGCGCCTCGCAGTATGCCGACGAAATGCTGACCATGGCCACGGTTACGGGCATGAGTACGGACAGCCTGCAAGCTTACAAGTACACGGCCGGACTTGTGGATGTATCGCTGGAGACTCTCACCGGCAGTATGGCGAGAAACATAAAGTCCATGTCTGCGGCGCGCGGAGGCGCAGGGGCGGCAGCGGGGGCATACAAGAGGCTGGGGGTTTCCGTGACGGACGCGGAGGGCAATCTCCGCGATTCAGAAACGGTGTATTGGGAAGTCATAGACGCTCTAGGTGAAGTAACAAATGAGACTGAGCGCAACGCCCTGTCCATGCAAGTGTTCGGGCGAGCAGCCCAAGAGCTGAATCCGCTCATCGCAGAAGGCTCTGCCGGTATGGCCGAGCTGACGCAAGAAGCTCGCGAGATGGGTGCGGTGATGGGCAAGAGCTCACTAGAAGCCCTTGGCACTTTTAACGATGCCGTAGAGAGGTTGAAATCTGGCAGCGCTGCGGCTCGAAACGCCCTCGGCCTGGTACTATTACCGCAGTTGCAGCTACTCGCAGGTGACGGGGTCGAGCTGCTGGGCCAGTTCACGCGCGGACTCCAAGCCGCGGGCGGGGACTGGGGGAAAATCCGGGAGGTAGTCGGGAGTACGGTCAGCGGCATCGTGAATACCATCCTGAATGTTCTGCCGGATTTTATCCAGCTCGGCATGGATGTAGTGATGTCCATTGGCGGGGCCATTGTGGACAACCTTCCCGAGCTGGTTAACGCTGCTTCACAAATAGTCATGACGCTACTGCAGGGATTAATCCGGGCTTTGCCTGGGTTAACGGCGGGGGCGCTACAGCTTGTACTGGCTCTCGTTAACGGGATTATAGCTAACTTACCTGCTCTCATGTCAGCAGCGGTGCAGATGATTGCTACGTTGGTGGCAGGGATTGGCGGCGCGCTGCCGCAACTGATTCCCGCGATTGTGCGAGCGGTAGTGCTAGTCAAAAAGACACTAATAGACAATCTGCCGCTTCTTCTCTCCGCGGCCCTCCAGTTGGTCCTCGGGTTGGCGAAGGGGATGTTAGATGCTTTGCCGCAGTTAATCTCCGAACTGCCAACCGTCATTACCGCTATTGTCACGTTCCTAGTAAAGAACATCCCTCTCATTATAGATGCGGGCATTCAGCTGTTGGTGGCACTGGTAGCGGCCTTACCGGAGATTGTCTCCGCCATCGTCGCGGCCATTCCGCAGATTGTTACCGGTCTGACTACGGCGATCCTTGGCTCCGCTCCCCAGTTAGCGGCAGCCGGAGTAAGGCTATTGGCGGCCCTAGTGAGTAATCTACCGCTCATCATCGCGCAAGTAGTAGCGGCAGTTCCACAGATTATTGCGAGGCTGGTAGGCGCTTTCACTGCGGCCAGAGGACAGATGTCGCAGATAGGCAGCGCCTTAATTAGGGGCCTGTGGCAGGGGATCTCCGACATGGGGGCCTGGATTCGCGGTCAGATCGCAGGCTTTATGGGCGGCATTGTGGGCAGCATCCGAAGCTTTTTCGGCATCAGGAGCCCTTCCCTGCTATTTGCGGGCATCGGCGGGGATATGGCCGCGGGCATCGGCGTTGGCTTCGCGCAGACCATGACCAAAGTGGGCGACGACATGCGCAAGGCTATCCCTACTAACTTTGATGTTCAAGGCGGGACAACGGCCGCCAATGCGCCCGCGGCAGCAGAGCTCAGTAACTACCACGGGCCGCTGGTTACCGTGCAGAATATGAGCATTCGCAGAGATGCCGACATTGAAGTCCTCAGCAGGCAGCTATACCGCCACATTCAGGCCGGAACTAGAGCTCGCGGTGGAAGATAAGGCCATAAAAAGGAGGTCAAATTGACATGAGCATGACACACCAGCGTGCGGACCTAACTCTTGCGTCTACGCTTGGCGGTGGAACATCGCCACACATATGGTTGCACGTCGGCAACCCCAGCGTGACGGGCACCGAGAACGTAGCTCAGCTAGCCGGCGCCAGTATCGTGCGGAAGATCTGCGCGTTCAGCTCGCCCGAGAATCATCCCCTTAACACTGAACGGCGAGTCTTGTCGCTCGGTACCGTAGCGTGGTCGGGGGCAGAGATCTCGGCCGGGCAGACTATCACGCATATGAGCCTATGGAATGCCGCGACTGGCGGAATGCCTGAGTTTATCTCTCTGGTTACAGAACCTAAAATGGTTGGCTCAGATGGAGTGGTCATCACGCCCGGAGATGTTGAAGTCGCACTAAGCATTTTCGTGCGGCCTTAGGGGGCGTGACAGATGGCCATCCAGTCCCTCAATGATTACATTGCAGCCGCAAAACAGCGAGTACCCTTCATCAAGACTGCCCCCCGCACGACTATCGCCGGCATGCCTTTCTCTGTGTTTGACTTGGCGGGTAATCCCGGCGCGGGCGTCTTATCCGCAGGAAACACGGCCAACGGCATAGTGCCGGTCGCCGGCCAGGCTGGATACCCGCTGTTAAATACATTCGGGGTGGGAGCTTTGGGATATGTATCAGGGCTTCTCTTAAACAACACCGTAGTTTCCACAGCGTTCTTCTTTGACCGGTTGTGGAAGGCGGGCGCATACGTCTTTAATGCCGACGTGACTCTCGCTTCCCAACCAAACTATGATTCCCGTGTCCCCAATCTAAACTACACTGGTTTGGAAATATGGGTGGAGCAGGTCACAGCCGCGACCGGAAACCAAGCGGTTAACGTAACTTACACCAATCAAGCGGGGCAGACTGGGCGGCAAACGGGTGCGGTGGGAATCGGTGCCGCGCCGACGATTGGGCGTTGTTTTGCCCTGCCCCTGCAGGCGGGAGACACCGGGGTGCAGCGGATAGAGCGTGTGGTCGGCAGTGTGGCGACTGCGGGCACATTTAATGTCATGGTGCTACGGAATCTGGCTGCGGGCACAATACCCGCCGTCGGGATTTCGGACATTCAGGATTTGCTACGGACAGGCTTGGGTCAGATATACAACACTACGGCCCTATACGCGTTGGTAATGGCCACAAGTACCAGTTCCGGCCTGCCCATAGCGCAAATTGAAGTAGCCAATGCCTAGCATTTTACGCCTGCAGCCCACTAGACGACTAGTCTCGCGCCATTTTGTTTCTGCAACCGGGGCGGGACAGGTAGCGAGTGAGTTCTTTGCCACTCCTACCAGTATTTCTGCGCGTAGTAGCAGTGTTAGCACAGTGCGCGGGGTGGTAAGTGTTGCAGTCTCAGTTGGGAGTACCCCTAAGGTCGCAGCGCGCACCCATGTGATTTTAACAGCCGAGTCTAATTTAGCAGATAGAGTAGCATCGGTACCCCGCACAGAAGTAGTCCTTGGGACAAGAGTGCGAGTTAGTGGCAGCCATGTAGCTGTAGGCAGGTCAGAGCAGAAGCTGCGCAGCGCAATCGTGGCAGAGGCACGGTACTTGACACATGCGGAAATGATAGAGGCTTTGCGTGTCCCCACCAGGCTGTCAGTGAAATATATTGCCCATAGCAGTTTAGGACTGGCGGCAACATCTGTCGGCTTTGTCGGCGTAAGCGCGCAGACTAGATCTCGTTTAAAGGCTGAAATTACGATTCAGCATAGATTAGCTAGGTTTGCGGTATCCGCAAAGGTCCATTGCAGCTTTGATACTATAGTGCGCGCGGGTGCTAGGAGTCACACCGAAACTAGATCCTGCGCTGTTACGCGCAACCCCCCGCCGCACCTGAAGCTTCCTGTAATCGTTCGCATCGAGAGTGCAGCCACCTTGACTGCTATATCAGGCGCGGCTACTGCCACATACTTGCATGGCTCTAGGACGGAGGTGAGGATAGCATGACCAAAAATACTGTCTACCGCATCAAGCGCCATGACACTTGGCCACCCCTCCGGGCGACGCTAGTACAAGCCGATGGGGCCGCACTCAAGCTCGATGGAGCAACCGTATGGCTAATTGCGCGTACAGCGGAGGGTCAGTCTCTCCGAAAATCAGTCGACATCATAGATGCGCAGAGCGGACGCGTGGAGTGTCGGCTCTCCGCCGTGGATACAGGAATGCCCGCGCGATATCGTGCGGAGTTCGAGGTCACATTTAGCGATGGGCAAAAAACCACAGTCCCCAATGATGATTATTTCAGCATCGTAATTGTCGAGGATCTTGGATAAGAATGGACTTTCAGTGTTCAATGAAATTCCCTAGGGGGAGGAATGTGCTATGGGGCACTTCACTTTTGCCGGTGAGCACTCCAGTGCTTACCACGTCAGGCTGCTTAAATCGCCGGTATCTGTGCTGCCCGGCACTAGGGACAAGGTAATCACGTTGCCCGGCAGACATGGAGCACTAAGGATGCTGCCGGACTTAGCAGAACGCACCCTCACGCTCGAGTGCTGGCTTGCCGCAGCGAACATGCCAGAAATGCACGAGCGACTGCAAAGGCTACGGGCGTGGCTTAATCCCTTGCGTGGACAACAACGATTGATCTTGGACAGCTCGCTAGACAGATATTACTCAGCGTGTTTAGTCGGAAGCAGTCTCGATGCGGAGATAAAAGCAAGACAGGTGATGTTTTCGGCCAATTTTGTTTGTCCCGATCCGTTTGCATACGCCGTCAATCCGGATATCGTGACGATTCTGGCAAGTCCACACAACCTTAGTCAGCGAGGCACAGCTCCGGCCGATCCCCTTTTAAGGCTAAAGGGCACCTCCCTAGGTGGGTGGCAGACACTATCCATCCAGATCGAATCACAAACGGTGACTTACGCGGGACCTCTGGCCGCAGAGGATTGGCTGGAGGTGGACTGTGCGAAAAAGACCGCCTCTAGAGTGGCGGGGCACTCGCGCGCGAGCGTGATGCATCTTTTGGCAAGACCAACTTTTCCGCAACTCTCTCCTGACGCTAACTTAATAACAGTAGTCGCAGCAGGCGGCGCAGCATGGTCGCGCCTCGAAGTTCACTGTCGAAACAGATGGCTGTAATGGAATTTCCAAGAGGAGGAAAGTAATGGCCACAACACCTTTTAAGAAAGTGATCAGCCGCGAGATGTACGGGGCTGACATCTCTGGGCTACAAGATGCCATAAATAAGATCGAGACTGTCCTCGACATGCACACAGCTGGAGCTGCTAACCACGCACTGCATGCGGTCTCTGATCAACCTGAGCCTGCGCAGCATCGTCGCCTTTACGAGGGGACGATACGCAACTGGCTGGAGACTCCGACCCCAATAGTTAGACGCAGCGGTGTAGTTGTGCCAAGCGTGGAGTACACGCTTTACGCAGCGCAGGGGTTGGTGGTCTTTCATCAGCAACAAGAGATATCTGCGACGGTCACCGCCGACTTTACCTACATCAGGTCCGAATCACCATTCTCAAACCACGTCGGCAGCGGCGATGAAGCCCATGCGGCAGCTAGTAGCGGAGTCGCGGGGTTTATGTCAGCTACCGACAAGGCCCGCTTTGACGCCCTAGACGTGTTAAGTTATCGGCGAGCAGGAACATATCACGCAGGACTTAACTCGGCAGCGTTTTCACCACAAGATACCCTGGCCAACAATCTAGACATAATGCCCTTCTATGTGCCAGCGGCTCAGACTTTCGACCGCATTGCCATTAACGTGACAACACCGGCTACAGGCAACGCTCGGCTTGGTATCTATTTTGACAGCGGTGCAGTCTATCCGGGGGCACTCCTGCTTGATGCGGGGACTGTAACTACAGAAACTCTAGGTATCCGAGCTCTAACGATAACTTTAAATCTGCCACCAGGATTGTACTGGCTGGCTCGCCTGCAGGACGCCGCGCCGAGCATACAGGGTTTAAGCACTACAGGCGCGATTTCGCTTGGCAGTGAGGATCTGGCTACGAGCATCACTGGTTATCGGTTGGGCAGGGCGTACGGAGAGGGTTTGCCCGCCCCTTTCAGTGCTGGGGCTGCGCTTCTCACTGAGGCCAGACCAGCGGTCTTCTTGAGGAGAGCGTAGTATGTACAACACTGGTAGGCGCTACAACACGGGCGAGCGATACCACATTCCGCTAGATCTCTGGCAGGCACCGCCATGGTATACGCACCTAGGACATGCATTGCCCATAGTGGTGGATGAGCAGCTTAGGCCCCTTCTCCTGCTGCATCAAGCTCATGACATATTTAATCATGAAACCTTAGGTGGGGAGGATAGATTGACATTCTCTTTGTCGCATCCAGCCCCGTTAGAACTTACAGGCGCACTCCTAGATATGGCAGGTAAGTTCTACAGGGTGATGGTCGTAAGTGGGGTAGAGAATGAGCAGGCTGTGCGGTTGGTAGAGGTTGAAGCCTGGGCACGGTGGCATGACTTGACCAAAATGCCTGCTCTACCAGCGCATGAATGGGCGGACGTCCTCGCGGCAGACATCCTGAGCTGGCTTTTGGTTGGGTCTGGCTGGACTCTTGGTGTTGTGGACATCGCTGCTAGACGGCACCTACGCTGGGGTGGGGGCTGTAATAGGTTAGAATTGCTTCGTGAGATAGAGCAGGTTTATAACGGTGAGTTGGTCTTCGATACGGCCAACCGCACAGTGTCTCTTGTCCCTGGTGGCGGTGTTGATAGGGGCCTTTTCTTTCTTCGTGGCAAGAATCTTCGTCGGGTGGAGGTCGAAACAAACACGATCGAGACTGTTCACAGACTATATCCTCGGGGATTTGCAGGGCTGACAATTGAGTCGGTGAACAACGGGGTGCCATATATCGAAGTGGCGAGTCCGTTCGACCCTCCGCCGTCTGCCATTCTCAACGCGAGTGCCTTCACCGATGCTGCACAGCTTAAACATCATGCCGAGCAAGTATTCTCGGGTATGCTTCTCCCTCGGGTCAGCTACTCATGTAGCATTGTAGATCTATCCGTACTACCGGAGCATCAAGAAGAGGCTCTTAGAGTGGGGGATGTGGTCACGGTCTACGATGAAGATGCGGGAGTGCACATAAAGACAAGGGTTGTAAGCTGGCGCTATGACGTGGAAGCTCCGTGGCAAAGTGATATCGAGCTATCAGTCCCAAGGCCAACACTAGCACAGGGGATGCCTTCAGTCCTCCCTCCCGCTGAGAGCCCCAAGGAGAAGGAGGAGGAGGCAAAACTGCCCCTAATCCTCGTCGGGACTCCTGAGACAGATTCCCCTACTTTGGGGGCTGAGCTTCTAGGTGAGCAGGGATGGACTTTGACCGGCAACTGGAGCGGCAGTTGGGCGATAGGGTGGACACATACCCCCGGGGCATGGGGGGATATTGAGTACGTGTTATCCTTCGGCCCCGTCACGGGGGTGTTGGAGTATAAAGTTGAAGGAATGACCGCAGGAGAGGTGTCAATTTACTTCGAGGACTACGACAATTCAATGACCGCCCCCGGCACGGTATCAGCGAATATCAATCTCCGGTGGTCCAGCAACTGGTTATACATTTACGCCAGTGCCGATTTTGATGGCACGATAGCCCTCTCTTTCCGGCCACACACCTCTGTTGCGACTGTCCCGGCCATTATCGGGAGGACCAGTCAGGGGGGCGATGTTTTCGAAGTCCGTTTTCCTGCGGCCGAAGGCAACACCTTTATCGGGCTAGAGGCGGGTATGAACAACGCAGCAGGCCTAAACAATACGGTCCTAGGAAATGGAGCTCTCCGTAGTGCGGTCTCTGGGTCGGACAACGTCGCCATCGGGACAGGGGCATTGCGAGCTAATACAGAGGGGCGAAACACCGCCGTAGGGGCAGATGCTCTTCGCAATAACACCACCGGATCCCAGAATGTGGCGATAGGGGCCACAGCGATGCTCAATAATATCAGCGGAGGGATGAGTGTAGCCATAGGTGCGCGCGCCCTTGAACGCAGTACGTGGGGTAGAAACATCGCCATTGGCCCGATGGCGATGTGGGATAGCTCCGGGGGCGTCGGCAATGTAGGCGTAGGGCTGAGGGTCTTATCACGGAACACCAATGGGATGTACAACGTCGCAATCGGAGATGACGCGCTAAACTCTAATACCACCGGGTTATACAATGTCGCCATCGGTGAAAATAGTTTGTCACGGTCGTCTACCGCGTCGAATCTTGTTGCCGTCGGAACCCGCTCCCTATTTATGAATACCACCGGGGCCAGTAATACAGCGGTCGGCGCACTCGCGCTCACTTCGAATTCCACCGGGGCTGATAATACAGCGGTCGGTACAGATGCTTTGCGGAGCAATACCATGGCCTCGAGTAGCACAGCTGTGGGAGCTCGCGCTTTAATGAGCTACACCCACAATTGGAGTTTTCCCAACGCACGTAACACAGCTGTGGGGACAGATGCTCTTCGCAACACCACTTCTGGTTTTCACAATGTAGCCGTAGGGGCAGATGCTCTTCGCAATAACACCAACGGTGTTGGCAACGTGGCAATCGGCACTTTCGCAATGCAAAATAATACTAGCGGGTCCGTAAGTGTCGCAGTCGGGGAGGGAGCGCTACAAAGCGTAACTACGGGCAGTTCAAATATCGCGGTCGGTGCGCAGAGCCTCTCCGGGACAACTATCGGCGGCGGCAATATCGGTATAGGGGATTGGGCACTGATGTCTAATAACACCGGTGGTGGTAACATCGCGATAGGGACACTCTCAGGGCATCCGGGGCAAATCGACTGGACCAATGCTAATCCACAGGAATCAATTTTTGTCGGCAACTTCACCGTGGCACAACGGGACAACCAGACAAATCAAATCGTAATCGGGCACCATGCAACTGGTAACGGCAGTAACACCGCGACTATCGGCAATGAGCAGACCACTACAACAGTCCTCAGTCCGACAGTCCGGCTCCGCGCTCCACGGACTCCTACGAGTTCGACCTCTCCGGGAGTAACCGGCGATGTGTGCTGGGACGCCAATTTTATCTATGTCTGCATATCGACCAACGTTTGGAGGCGTTCGTCGCTTGGAGCATGGTAGATGGGCGGCAAGCTCTTGACCGGTTAGCACGGTTGACGAAAGGTAGTTTCTACTCGGATGGTATAGATAGTTGTACAACGGCACTAGGCAGGACACCTGAAGGAGGGTGTCTGTTTTCTTGCTGGAGGAAGTAATGTCCAGAAAAAATCCATGCAGGAGGGGATCATATGAAGTGGCTCGAACGGTTACAGGCTACCCTTACCGCCGTGGGCGGTTTTCTGGGTTGGTATGTGGGCGGAATGGATGGCTTTCTTTACGCCCTACTGGCCTTTATGCTTATTGACTACATCACGGGGGTGATGAATGCCATACTCAAGAGGCGGCTCTCTAGCGAAATAGGCGCGAAGGGTATATTTAAGAAAGTGCTCATCTTGGCTTTGGTGGGGCTAGGGCATGTAATTGACAGCCAAGTGCTCGGGGAGTCGCAAACAATCCGCACTGCAGTTATCTTCTTCTACCTCAGTAACGAAGGCATCTCAATTATTGAGAATGCTGCCGCTATTGGGCTGCCGGTGCCGGAGCAGTTGCGCGATGTCCTAGCGCGGCTAAATGACAGTAAGGAGGGCATGAGATGAACCTGCGGCGGCTCTTCCTCACGAACAATGCCTGCTACAAGGCGGGCCGAACTATTACGCCGCAGGGCATCATGGTGCATTCCACCGGAGCGAACAATCCGTGGTTGAGACGCTTTGTGGGGCCGGACGACGGGCTGCTTGGTGCGAATCTGCATAACAATCACTGGAATCAGGACAGGCCCGGGGGGCGGTTGGTTTGTGTGCATGCCTTTATAGGGCGTCTGGCTGATGGCTCGATTGCCACTTATCAGACGCTACCTTGGAACCATCGCGGCTGGCACTGCGGCAGGGGCGCGAGAGGATCGGGCAACGACACGCACATCTCCTTTGAGATCTGCGAGGATAATCTGGCGGGGTCCGCATACTTTAGGCAGGTCTATGCGGAAGCGATTCTGCTTTGCGTGTACCTCTGCCGGCAGTATGGTTTAACGGAAAGGGACATTGTATGCCACGCGGAAGGTCATCAGCGGGGTACTGCCAGTAACCACGCCGATGTGATGCATTGGTTTCCGCGGCATGACGAGAGCATGGACAGCTTCCGTGCCGCTGTGAGGACCGCGCTAATATCGAGTGCAGGGAAAGAGGCCTCTCCGGCGTACGAAATCTACACGGTGGCAGAGGGGGATTCGCTGTGGAAGATTGCGGCGGCTAGGCTGGGTAGCGGCGCGCGGCATGCCGAAATACGGGCGCTAAACGGATTGTCCTCGAACACCTTGTTTGCGGGGCAGCAACTGAAGATCCCCAAGTAGGGGAAGGACTAAAGGAAAAGACCCATAGTGCAGAGGCTCCCTCTGTGCTATGGGTCTTTTTTGCATCCTACCGTCCGATTTTACCTTCTCCGGTGGCTTACAGAGAAGGCACACTCGCCTTCGGAGGAGGTAGCCGAGTGACAAATATGCAAAGGGAGCGAATCACAAAAATGCGCGGCGAGGGTGGCAGCTATGCGAGGATAGCGGCGGCCTTAGGGATCTCAGAGAATACGGTGAAGTCCTTCTGCCGCCGGAACAATCTCGGCCGTGTCGGTATGGGAATCGCAAGTCAAGCAGAAGGCAATCTCTGCCGTCGGTGCCAGAGCCCGCTCACCCATACCGTAGGGGCCAAAGAGAAGCGCTTTTGCTCCGACAAATGTCGCATGATTTGGTGGAACGCCCACCCGGAAGCGGTTAACCGCCAAACAGTCCATCCCTTCACATGCGTCCATTGCGGCGAGCACTGCCAAAGTTACAGCAAGAGGAATCGTAAATACTGCTCCCGCGCCTGCTACGGTAAGGCCAGGGCGCTGCGCCATGAGTAGAGAGCGCGCTATCCTCAACTACCAGACAGCGGTAACGGTATTCAGGCAATGGCTTGCTCAGGGCCTTATCTCGCCCGGTGAGCTAGACGAATTGGAGGCGACCATCGCGCTGAAATACGGCCTTTCTTCCTGCAGCATATATCGCGAAAACGCTTGCTAACACGGGCGTTTAGAGGGAATATGTCCTAAACGGAAGGAGGTCTATTGTGGAGCGACTTATTACGCGATTAGCCCCGCCGGCAGCCCCCTTCCCCAAGAGACCGCGGGTTGCCGCCTACGCGCGGGTATCCTCTGGCAAGGAGTCCATGCTTCACTCCCTCGCGGCCCAAGTCAGCTACTACAGCGCTTTTATCCAGCGACGGCCTGATTGGGAATATGCCGGAGTCTACGCCGATGAAGCGCTGACGGGCACCAAAGACAGCCGCCCGGAGTTTATGCGCCTGATTGCCGACTGCAGGGAGCGCAGAGTAGACATGATTCTCACCAAGTCAATTTCACGCTTTGCCCGCAACACAGTGACTTTGCTTGAGACGGTGCGGGAGCTGAAAGCTATCGGGGTGGATGTATTCTTTGAGGAGCAGAACATTCACTCCCTGAGCGGAGATGGGGAGCTTCTACTGACCATCCTCGCGTCCTACGCACAGGAGGAGAGCCTGTCGGCTAGCGAGAACTGCAAGTGGCGCATTCGCAAGCGTTTTGAGAACGGCGAACTGGCTAACCTGAGGTTCATGTTTGGCTACCATATCGTCAAGGGCAAGGTAGAGATCAATCTTAAGGAAGCCGCCGTTGTCCGCATGATTTTTGAGGACTATATCAACGGCATGGGAGGCAACGCCATTGCAAAGAAACTAAGAAACATGAATGTTACCAAAGTACGTAGGGGCAACTGGAAGAGCGAGCGGGTGATTGAAATCCTCAGAAACGAAAAATATACCGGGAGGGCACTGCTGCAGAAGAAATACGTGGCAGATCATCTGACGAAAAGGCTGGTCCGGAATAAAGGCACCCTGCCGATGTATTATGCGGACGACACACATCCGGCCATCATTGATGTGCAGACTTTTGAGCGGGCGCAGGCGGTTATGGAGCAGCGGCGTAGAGGCTCCGCTGCGAAAGATTCCACTGGCAAGAACTATCCATTCAGTAGCATCATCCTGTGCGGAAACTGCGGGAAGAAGTTCAAACGAAGAGTCAATAATAAGAATCCAGTCTGGCAATGCTCTACTTTTATGCTGATGGGCAAGGCGGCCTGTCACACCAAACAGATACCGGACGCCGTACTGCAAATAACTGCTGCAGAGGCTATGGGTCTCGAGAGCTTTGATAGGGTTACCTTCAACGCGGACATCGCCGAAATCCGAGTCCCTGAGTTTAACAAATTGGTCTTTGTGTTCCGTGACGGCAGAATCAGTGAAAAGGTCTGGCAGGATAGGTCGCGGCGCGAAAGCTGGACGGATGCGATGCGCCATGAGGCTCGCACTAGAGCGAGAGGGAGGGAGTAAGATGGCATCAAGCGTAAGGGTAATACCAGCAACCATTAGTCAGCGCTTTCCTCAGGACGGCTCATCGCTAGGCAGGCGTAGAACTGCGGCATATGCCAGGGTTTCTACAGGCAGTGAAGAGCAGATGACCAGTTACGAGGCACAGGTGGACTACTACACTAAATACATCAAGGAACGTGCAGACTGGGAGTTTGTACGAGTCTACACTGACGAGGGCATCAGCGCAACGAACACGAAGAAACGTGACGGCTTTAAGCAGATGGTCGCCGATGCTTTGGCTGGGCAAATTGATTTAATCATCACTAAGTCCGTCAGTCGCTTTGCGAGGAACACAGTAGACAGCTTGGTCACTGTGCGCCAGCTCAAGGAAAAAGGCGTGGAGGTCTATTTTGAAAAGGAGAATATCCACACTCTCGACAGCAAAGGTGAGCTTCTCATCACGATTATGTCCAGCCTTGCTCAGGAAGAGAGCCGCTCAATATCCGAGAACGTCACATGGGGGCAGCGCAAGCGCATGGCTGACGGGAAAGTTAGCCTCCCATACGGCCATTTCCTCGGTTACGAGAAGGGGGAGGATGGACTACCAAAAATTGTGGAAGCTGAAGCCAGGAGTGTGCGAATGATTTTCCGGCTGTTCATGGCGGGTAAAACACCCTCTGCGATTGCCAAGCAGCTTGCCAGCCAGGGTGTTCCCTCGCCTGGAGGGAAGGAGAAATGGCAGGTCGCGACCGTGCAAAGCATTCTAGCCAATGAAAAGTACAAAGGCGATGCGCTTCTCCAGAAGAAATTCACCGTAGACTTCCTGACCAAAAAGCTAAAGACCAATGAGGGCGAGGTGCCTCAGTACTATGTTAAGAACAGCCACCCAGCCATTATTGAGCCAGAGGAGTTCGACGCGGTTCAGCTAGAAATTGCGCGCCGTAAGAAGCTTGGACGGCCGTCCGGTTGCGGTAGCCCGTTCTCAGCTATGATTGTCTGTGGTGATTGCGGCGGCTTTTACGGCTCCAAGGTCTGGAGTTCGAACACCAAGTATCGCCGGACAATCTGGCAGTGTAATGAAAAGTATAAGGGCGGTAAAAGGTGTCAAACTCCGCACGTCACCGAGGACGATGTAAAGCAGCGCTTCCTTAATGCCTTTAACGCACTCATGGCAGACCGCGAGGAGCTACTCGCTAACTGTCGACTTGCCCAAAGCCGCCTTGGCGACTGCTTCGAAATTGAGGCAGAGCTTGCCGGACTTCGGCAGGAAGTTGAGGTGGTCACCGAGCTGTCGAAGAAGGCAATACGCGAGAGCGCGAGGATTGCTGTCAGCCAGAATGAGTGGAGTGAGCGCAACAACAGCTATTTGGAAAGGCACCGCAAAGCCACGGAGCGAGCTGCTGAACTTGAGAGGGCAAGGCGCGAGAGGCAGAGTAAATACTTGATGATTGAAGGCTTTATTAAGGGGATAGAAGCGCGCCCGCTGGTGCTGGAGGAATTCGATGAGAAACTGTGGACGGTGGCTGTGGACAGGGTTACGGTAATGCCGGACGGCAGGTTGTTGTTCGGGTTTAAGGGGGGTACGTAGGTTGAAGTATAGTCCTAGAGCAATCTGGGGTTTAAGGATGGTGCTTGGTTAAGAGTTGCCGTGTTAGTCGATCTCGCCCTTCCCCCAATCTTGGCAGGAAAAACTATCTGGGTAGAGAATTTAGTACAGGGCGATTTAGGCAACATGGGGAGGGTTTTTGTGTTAGCGAAAATAGAAAGTCTGCGGAGGGCGAGCACGCCTTGCGATTCGTAGTGGTCTCACTAGTCTCCTTGTCGCTCGTCGCTTTACCTGCTGCGCGTGCGTCCATGGCTGCGCCGGCAGTCAGGGTACTTGTCGATGCGGCACATGTGCTCTCCCCCGAACTTGTCCCACCCCGTTTCTCTCTGGGATTGATCTTCTTGGACGCGTTGTTGTACAGGTGTGCGAGCTAAAATTGTGGAGAGCGTTAGGAGGAATTGTCAGCGAACACACGAATTGGTAATTACTATAGTTTCCATAAAAGAATGAGTGGAGAGTGAAGTCTATGCGTAAATTTGTCGTTTTATTTATAGTTGTGGCTTTGTTGGTGCAGTTGTTACCTTTAAGTTTTGCGTCTGCGGATGTTGCGCCGACATTGAGGGTTGATGGTAGGATTATTGATTTACAAGGGGAATCGCCGTTTATCGTAAACGGTAGAAGTTTCTTTCCTATAAGATTTTTTGCTGAGTTGTTTAATATTCCTGTGGTTTGGCATGAACGTACGAATACAGTTGAAGTGGGTAGTGGTTTAGGGTATATAAAGTATTGGTTAAACACTAATATGTTTGTGTTTAGGGATCATCCTAAGGAAAGGATGGAGTTTATGGCTAATCCTATTATGAGGAATGGTAGGTTGTTTATGCCTCTTTCGGATATTATGCGTGTTGCTGGTAGGTCAGCGCACTTCGATTGGATTGGCGGGAGTAATACGCTTGTAATAGAGACGTTTGAGTACCGTGCTCAGAAAGAGTTAACGGAAAGACTTGCTAGGGAAGAAGCGGAGCGTTTAGCTAGGGAAGAAGCAGAGCGTTTAGCTAGGGAGCAAGCAGAAAGACTAGCTAGGGAAGAAGCAGAGCGTTTGGCTAGGGAGCAAGCAGAAAGACTAGCTAGGGAAGAAGCAGAGCGTTTGGCTAGGGAAAATCCAGAGCGTATAACTATAGAGAGAGCAGAAAGACTAGCTGCGGAGATGGAGATAAGGAATAGAGTTGTTAGTGGTCGCAGAGCTGTTTCTGAGTTAACCAGAGTCCTAATTCCAAAAGTTGAAGCTAGGTTGAGACCAGAAAACACGAGGGATTTACTTGCGCCTGTGTTTGTGTATAGGGGTGTAGAGGTTAAGTTCCCTGCTGAGCATCCGCCAGTTTATTGGTACAATTTTGGGGATTTCCGTTATAGAGTTACACTTCCTATTTTACCTATTTTGCGGGCTAAAGGTGTGGATTTTCGGGTAGAGAGTGGTTATGTGGTGTACGATTACTTAGGTATGAATGTGAGAATACCTATTGCGATAACGGCAATCCGTACTTTACATGAGGGGGCGGACGGGTATCATTTTGGGTCAAATACATCACTAAGACCAAGAGTAAATGGAGTAGATGTAGGACCTTTAGATGCCAGCGCGATGTATGTTGACTTGGTTGCGTTAGTGCGCGTTGTGGATGCGGTTGCTTCGGTGACTGAGGTTAAGAATGGTGCAGTGGCTGTGTTTGGTATTCATGGTGGTTTGTCGGAGTTGACTGAACTAGATAAACTTAGATTAGCTACGATAACGGTTAACAAAATACCTTTGGGGGCATACTTGTTAGATGGTGTGTATAGGAATTGGGAACTTATTACTGAGAGGGAGTTTGGTGTCGTTAGGGGTAAGGCGGAAGAAATAACTTCTGGGGCTACGGATGATATGGATAAGTTGAGAAGGTTATCTGTATGGGTGGCAAGAAATATCAGGTATGATTTCGATGCTCTTATGCAGTATAGAAGAGGAGAGCCTATGACTCTGCGTGGTGAAGAAGGAACATATTCTATGGCGTATGCGGTGTTGAAGTATAGACTCAATGTGTGCTCTGGATACACTGCGTTGTTGAATACAATGTTGTTTGCGGTAGGGATTCCTGCGAGGAGTGTTTACACTGGAAGTCATGTTTGGACGGATGCGTTTGTTAATGGTAGGTGGGTTGGTTTAGATTCGACGTGGATGACTACTAGTATAGACAGGTGGTTTGATTTCACGCATGAAAGGAGTCCTTTATCTACAGGGAGTTGGGTAGGGGGATTTAGTAGAATTC